GCAGGCTGTATGGAGGGTTCATCCATGGGTCATCTACGGGGACCATAGAACTTGCCCACTCTGCCTCTTCTTTGTGAATTCCATCTCATCGAACATTTTACGAAGGCGGGGATATACGTTATCCTCCCCATCATCCATCGCTAGTACTAGGTCGAATGCCTCATCTGGAATGCTCTGAAGTTCTATCTCAGATGAGTGATTAGCTATCCCAGCAGTCAAAGCTGTATTAGCTTCCCCCACCTTCGAGTTACGGATTATCTTGATTACGTACCCTCCAGCTGCTTGTACGGAGACAAGTTCACTACCAAATCTACAATCCGTAATAATAGCCCCATTTTTTACATCGGCCTTATGTTCCAGAGAGGTCGTTCCAACACTTCGTTTATAATCCCTGCCGGCCTTAATTTCGGGGATTACATAATCCATAACGAATGAACTCCATATATCCTTCCTAAACTTACGACCGTACTCAGTTCCTAGAAGCTGGAGAGCTATCCGAGGGGATGTATTCCCTGGCGGATCTGTTTTCTCTGATCTGGCCCTAATATCCCTGAACCAAGATTGAACTATTGGCTTGTAGTTAGCCTTTTCTTCTACCTTTAGACTAGCTAACTCAAAAAGCCAATCATCAAGGTACCAGGTTAACCTATGTTCGGCACGATCCCAATCTACCTTCAATCCCTCATTCCTAGATTTAGCATCCCCCCATAAAGACATGTATCCAAACTCTAGAACAAAGCTACAGAGCCGTTTTATGTGGTCTGCAAATGCAAGGTCTACAAAGTTCTTGTTTTTAACGATCCATTGACCACAGAAATCTTTGCCATGGTCGGATTCAGCCATAATAGCGATTGTAGTAAAGTCTTTCATTAGCTTCTCCTAGGAAATAGTGCCTGCCCGGTCGGGACCTGGGTTTGTTGAACATTATGCCCCCGGTTTCCCCGTTCGGTCTCTTGCCCCCTCTGAGTTATACGCCGAGAGATGGCATTGAAATTTTGCTCTGCAGACTTGTAGACAACACTTATCAGAGAGGCAAAGGCTTCCAGGAATATAAAAGTCCGATTGGCTTCTATATAGCGCCGGTCACAGTGCACCATATCATCGCGTTCTGGCCCAGTCCGTTTCTTACCGTCTTCGTCTCGTTTGTAGGATAAACGAATGGTAGCTTCTGTGAACATAAGCTGATGCTCGGCAATAGTCTTTTCCATCTTAGCCATAGCCATCTGGATACCGACGTAGTTTATCCACAACGATAGCAGGGACATGTATTGCCCGAGTTCTTGATCATTTAGTGTTGTAAGGTCATTAGGGATATCCCCCTGGTATGGTTCATGTTGCCGCATTGGCGCTGGCGGCATGGGTAATCCGCGTTTCTGATACTCCACAAGAACGGCTTCCCTGATTCGATAGCAGTTCAAGCCGTCGTCAAGAGGGAGCTGATTTTCTATCTCAAATGATGCCACATCTCACCTTCGCTTTATGTCTTGTGGCGGATCGCATATCCTAAGATAAGGACATTTCTCGCACTCCTTAGGTTTATGTACAGCTGATGTTTCCTCCCATACCGGTAACTGCCTCCGATTTACGTAGTACTGAACCCGCTCGATCTTCTTTTCAATGTACTCCCAGAGCTGAAAATCGAAGGGAACAGGAAAGTCAGCTAGCTTATTGTTGTCCTTATTTACGTACAGATAGACAACAATAGGGGCATCAAAGATCCTAGCGTATATAGATGCCTGCCACTTATGGTCTGGCTTCGGACTCTTCGCATTAGTATAGCTGTTGTCATTCATGGATTTGTATTCATGGATGACTCTAATAGCGACTGGCCCTATCTCAGGTACCATGATCTCATATGGATTAAGTAAAGCATCTACCGCTCCCTTAATCCAGTAAGCTTCAGCAATCGGCAGATCTTTTGAATCTGGGTCTATTTTAAGCTCTATGCCATAGTTATTTCCCCACGCACCTCGCAATCCATAACCCTGAAACTGGATGTGAATCCCAGTTCCCTGATCAAAGTTGATTTGCTCATAGGGGTTAGTATACGACTCTGAGTAGACATAATAAGGGATAGGATCCCCGTCCTTATCTATCTCCGGAGTAAGGCTACAATCATACCAAAGCTTCTTTAAGCATCTGGTAATTTGCGAGGGATGGATATCGCTACTATCCCGAGGTACCCTGACTTGAACTCCAGACCCTCCACATTCTCTACATTGGCTAGTAGTGGCGTGTTTGTGCCAGCGAACCGGTGCTCGCCCCTGCTTATCTAGCCAATCTATCAACCTAGTCTTAGTATCGAGGGCTTTTAGTATAGCTACTCGATAATACTCCGATAGACTATAGAAATCAGTGATTGTGTTGATTACTAGCACTAGCTTTCTCCAACTCGTCTAAAAATGTATCCCAATATTTGAGATCCCATAGGCTTGTGTCAAACGCTATGGTCACGTGAGGGCTACACAAGAGTCTACGCTGGAGGTCTGACAGACTTAGTTTTATGCGTTTCCTATCCGTAAGTATGTCTATCGCATCAGACGTGGATGGAATAATAGCGAAGTCAAACGCTCTCGAACGTGGGATAGCGAATCGAATTTGAAAGATAGGCATCTCCAGACCACCACGAATGGCTTGGTCACGGATCTTACGCAGGTCTGCATATTGAAGGACGAAGTAATCCTTCTCCGTAACCTTACATTCTACCCGCAACTCTGAACGAAGTCGTACGTCGCCTCCTCCACTTGTTCTCCCAGCTCCGCTTCCCGCAACTGTGCGCCCCCCAATATCTTTGGCAACTTGGCGCTCTTGTTGCTGGCTCATCTTTTTCTGACGCTTCGAAGTTACGGCATCCACGCTTCAGGCTCCATGGTGATGAAATTGATTCTAGCTGATTCGAAGATCTTTTGGCGTAGTGTATCGAACATCCCAGAAGTAGAAGCAACCAAATGAGCAAAGTTGGGAGCACCTTGAGCCTTAAAAGAGTCATCGTTTCCATATTGGTACCAAGCTCCCTTAAGTTGAACAACTCCGCGCTGGGCAGCTGCTATAATCAAGTCTTGGTAGACATCGGCTCCAAATGGGTAGCTATTCTCACCATAATAGAACGGGTACATACCCTTCGGACCATCATGACATCCTGCCTTGCCCTTAAGAATCTCCCAATGAATCTCTTTACCAACAAACACCTTGTTGTCACTTCCTGGAAGAGGGATCTTAGCCTTAGCAGTTAGCATGATGTCAACCAATTTGGCATGCTTTAAAGCTCTACCTCCAGCAGTACGAACCGGATTCCAGGCTGCGTCCTTGCCTAAATTCTCTCTAACTTGGTTGATGCCGATGACAGTCGTTAGATTAGGCTTTCCTTTAGCATCTGGAAGATTCAAGGCCGCATGAAGCCGATGTATGAAGGCTGTGATTGGCCCAGCTGCTCCTCCATAATGTTTATCTGCTACACCGCCCAAAGCCTCTTCTTCGGCCTTAGTTAACAACGCTCCGAAGGAATTTACTACGATAATCTGATAAAGGTTCGATTCTAGGCACTGGCAGGTGACTTCTAGAAGCTCTTCCGCATTACCAGCCATAATTTGGTGGAAGGTACCGATTTGGTCAGTAGCCCATGCACGCTCTTCCGCCGTAAGTGACCTGCCGATAGATTTTTCCCAGTTCTCAATTTCTTGCTTGGTGAAGGCTACCCTAACTCCACATCTCTTACCGTAGACCTTGTCGTAGGCGATTTCGGTCATAGCAAAGCAAACAGCAGCTCGAGGGCCGTAGGTTTGCTGGAGATTAGCTACTGTTCGATTGGTGATATAGTCCTTACCAGCTCCATCGAACCCGATGATTTGCGTAAGTCCTCCAGCTGGCATACCTCCACCGATTCCGATATCTAGCGAAGTGATACCGGTAGGACGTCGCAAGATGAAGACATTAGAGATCTCATCGCCCCGCTGAAGAAGTACTCGTCCCTTAAAGCTTGCGTTTATGTTCTGCTGGAGAATCTCTAACCGTTCCTCTGGCGTGGAATCATCCTTAGCCTTCTTCTTTTGAACGGCAGGAGCTTTAGCAGCCTCAACTTCTTTCTTAGCCTTCTTCTCATTTACTGGTTCTTTTTCTTTCTTCTTTGCGCTCATTGGGCTTTCTCGGCAGGCAAGTCACGAATCTTTTCACAAGAGGGTTTGTGATCTCCTGTGGAATCTACAGTACAAAGCCATAGCTCATGCCCGACTCTGCAAGTAGCTATATCGTTAGCAGAGCAATGATCACTATCTGCAGTACTTATTATCGTACATAGAGCTGTGGGGTCTATTGCTTTAGCGAAATTTTCAGCTTTGTTAGTTCTAGGCTTGCAACCAGATTCTGTTGTCAAGCCAATAGCTATAGCAACTATACCAATATACCAACAAAGAGTATCGTACCTCATTTACTTGCCTCAAATGGTTCGGTTCCATGAATTGGGCACTTTTTGATGTACACCCCGTCAACCTTATCTAGTTCCCTTCCACACATAGGGCAATTCTGCCGTGTACCATCGCTAGCTATCTTTGGTTGGTTTGGGTCTAGCTCGACACCGTACTTCTCCATAAGTTCTCTCCTTATTCTTTTACTTGCAATATATCCACTCATTCGACTGCAGAGTGGCCTCTTGAAGGGTGATTTTTCCTTACTTAGCATCTGCCCAACAGTAGACAACATTGTCATCCGTCGGAAGCGGAACACTGAGATCATAGCCAGGAAACGGATGCTCCATGATACTTTTGATTCTCTTTCTCGCAAGCTCGATGATCTCCAAATCCTCGTCGATTTCGAATATTAGTTCGTCGTGAATCTGAAGCAACATCTGTGCCCCGAGGGCAATTAGTTCTTCATCGAATTCGCAACGAATCATCGCTGCCTTAGCTATATCTGCGGCGGTACCTTGAACGATAGAGTTAACCGATTGTCTGCGGGCCATTGCCGCAATACCGGAAGCATTGATGTCATCATCGTCGTCCCTACCACCCTTTGCGTTAATTTCCGGAAGCCTCCGCTTTCGCCCAATGATGGTCTGGACGAACTCTGTTTTCCGGCACTCAGCATGTGTAGCTTTGATGAACCTCTCTACACCTTCAAAGACACGGAAGTAATTCTTAATCATACCGACCGCTTCTTCAACGGTAACAGTACGCTTTAGCTCCTCTGTGAGATTGACGGCGAGCTTGTTCGGACCAATGCCGTAGATTAGACCAAAGCCTGTTGCCTTAGCAGCCTGCCGGTAACCAATCAGAAGCTTGTCGCGGTCGGTTAGAAGTTCGCCTTTCTTCTTTTTCTTAACCGCTGCAACAACTTCATTATATTCAACTCCGTACATTAGAGAAACGGTGTAACAGTGCAGGTCCAACCCATCGCTGATCGCCTTGATCATCTTCGGGTCTTGTGAGAAGTGCGCCATGATGCGCATCTCAAGCTGCTCGTAGTCAGCTACTATAAGGACTTTACCTGGTGGAGCTACAAAGGCTTCTCTAATGCGGTAAGGATCGTCCGATGGCCGGGGTAGATTCTGAAGATTGGGATCTCTAGAACTAAGTCGCCCTGTGACGGTTCCATTCTGGAGTAATCTAGTGTGTAGTCGATTATTGTGATCTACCGAAGCAAGAGGAGTCTCAATATAGGTAGAGCGCGTCTTAACAATGCCTCTACACTCGATAATCAATTTGGAATAGGGGCATCCGTGATGGGCAAAACTCTCAAGAACTTCTGCGTCAGTAGAAGGCTGTTTGACTCCACTCTTACCACCATCCGTCCACTTCTTCGGAGTATAACCAAGCTGATCAAAGAACAGTTCTCTCAGTTGAGGTGTACTGTTTGGGTTAATCGGATGTCCGAGCCTCTTAGCAAGCTCTCCTAGTATCCTTGCCTCTTCCTGGTTGAGAGGCTCGATATTGGCTTTGAGATGTCCTGTACATATCATCATCCCCCGCCGCTCCATGTTCCACAGAACCCGTGTAAAATCCGTCTCCCAGTCGCAGTAGTACTGCCAGAAGTTGTAGTTAGAGCGAATCCAATCATTCTCCAAACGGTCTTGGAGAAAGTCATGAACTTTCATTGAGGCAAATGCATCGAGGCCAGCATACTCGATAGCCTCAGCCCTACCTTCAGGAGTCGAGAGCTTCTTTAGGATCGCTTCACCAGGAGTCTCGGCTGGGCGGTTCTTTCGTTTTGGAGCCATCGGAAAGACTTCTTTGAAGTCCTTCATCTTGATTCCGCAGTGGTTCAATGCAGTATCTTTCAAACCGTGAGACCAGCGGTTCTCATCCCCAAGCCAGTCCATTATGACCGTATCCCTGATGTCCCCCTCTAGCTTGATTCCGCGATTAGCGGACATATGCATATCAAACTTTGCCTCGGAGCAGACCTTGGTTACTTTCTTGTTTTGAAGTACCCAATCCTTGATAGCGTAGTGATACGACCAAGGATCCCACATACTGGAAAACCTACGTACCCCATCAGATAACGAGAACATCAGCGGATAGTCGCGTGCTATATCGGTACCAGTGGTCTCAGTATCGAAGGCGACTAGTTGGCGTTCACAGCTAGATAAATAAGCACCTGCTTCTATAACCTGCTGCTCGGTTTCTAGCCATTCGCACTCAGGTATTAGAGTCCAGGCCATTATTTACTCCGTATGTACCTGTCGACTGTCGTATTTATGTATCTCTCATCTAAAAATTGTTGTAGTTCCTTTACAGAATTATCCACCAATATTTCGGTAATCGGCATGTTGTAAACTAGGAGTTCCTGCTCCGTCCTTTCAAAGATCTCCGATTGCACTTTATAGAATGGAACACTAACTACTGGAGGCGGGTTATACAGTAGTCGCCGTTCCTCCTCCCGAAGAAGTTGTTGATACACCCATTCTTCAATGAACATACGACTCCTTAGACAAAGAAAAGGGAGCCTCCTTTAGGATAGAAGGCTCCCAAATCTTTAGCTTACCAATTAGGTCGGCCTGGAGGAAAGCCTGGTATATTCCCCGGAGCTACAGGGGATTGAGGCTGTGCAGGTTGAACCTGCGGAGGTTGAATAGGTGCCGGAAATTGTCCTGGCACCTGTGGATACGGTGCTGCGATCGGGGCTTGCGGAGGAATCTGTGGAGGTTGCTGTGGCATCGGAGGAGCCATAAATGCCGGCATAGGTGGGGCACTAAATGGCTGTGGAGGAGGAACCGTAGGTCCCGTATATGCACCACCCTGTATTCCCGGTGGCTGACCGTAGCGAGCGAAGTTCTGTTGAGTAGCCGCAGAAGAATACGGGTTGGGACGCTCTAGTACCTTAGCTTGCGACTCGGTATCCATAGAGAAGATATCGTCGAAGTCAAAGGTATTTGGAACTATGGTCTCATTAACGTATTGAGTTATATCCACTTCACCACTCTGGTGTGGATACTTAGTCATGCGGCACCAACGTGAAATTACCACCTTGGAATCGGTGTTTGCCCCCTCCTTTTGAACCCACAAAACAACATCGAAAAGATTCAGAGGACGAGCCTTGAATGGACGACCATCTGGGCTAGTAGGCATTTGGAAGTTAGGTACCTTCGAATACCCGCCTTCAGTATATCCACTCTCATATTCGGGCTGAGGAAGTCCAATATGCCCGCATTGGCAACGATAAGGGCTTTCAGAGAAAGTCTTTATCTGGTCATTAGTAAGGCCGCTAGTTGCGATATCTACGATGTTAGCGGAGCACTTACTACACGTAAACCCGGTCTGAACAATCCCGGTGTTTGTATAGAAGCACACCTTACCGAGTACCTTCTCATTGAAGTCAATGAGATCCTCTAAGTGATTCTTTCCAACCTGCCAATAACGATGGCTTCCCAGCTTTACTGGAGATTGCTGCTGACAACCTTCGCAAGGCTTGTTATTGCTGCGGCTGTAGACACGCTGAGCAATTGTTCCGTACCGGCATTCACGATCAACCATGATTGGCTGATTAGTTCCTTGCTTGGTTTGGATTTGCCCATTCTTCATTAGTGGCATCGTATGGTAGGTAACAAGATGGGCTACATTAAATACCCATCCGCTACGAGCACCGTGGCTCTTGTCATCCCATTCCTTGCTGTCCGTTAGGAGACAAGGAACGCAAGGCTTGGGGTTATGAGGCTCCGGTCCTCGAAGGCATGCCATCATCCTGAACTGCAGCTTGTTCTGATAACGCTGCTGGTAGCGATGGAAGCGGTAGTGGAAGGCTTCCTTTATCGAGGGCTGGCCGGTGACCTTATCTGGGTCAAACGGATCCGCATATTCTCCCTCGATGAGGACAATAGGCTCTGCGACATGGGGAGCTTCCTGTGGGGTAACGCTTCCTTGAACCTTGTCATAGCTGGGCGGACGCCATTCGGCATAATATCCACCCTTACTCTTACCCTTACCACTACCACCCATTTTTTGTGCACTGCGACGCAATCCTGCAAGACTCATATGATATTCCTTTCTCTCTTCCAATATCGAAATGGGTACGCACTGCTAATTGCCGATTGAGCAAGTTCGCTCTCCAAATCGTCTGGTTGACAATTTAGACCCGCTCCTTTCGGATACTGCGCTACCCAAACCGTGGGCACAGCCTGTTGGAGTGTTGTTCCAATTTTATAGGTACCTATTTGGCCGGCTTCGTTGTTATCCAAAAATAGGACGATACGGGCGTCCACCCGAAGTAGAAGTTCTTTCTGCCTGTAGGACATACTTGACCCCATAAGCGCTATCGTATTCCGGTAGCCGCTCTGAAGCATCCATAGGCACGCCTTAAATCCTTCGACAATGATAAGTGGTTCGGGCTCCTTTCCAAAGAGAAGACGAGGATAAACTTTGTCATAGTTCCAAAAATAGTCATGGCTCTTGAACTCGTATCCAGGATAGTCCTCAGCAAACCACGGACCGTAATCGCTAGGGATTGTCTGTCCATCAAATGTTTTCTGCTCACCAGCGTACACTCGGTATTTAGGTTCCTGTGATTTATCGGTTCGGCCACCCACGAACCCAGCAAGATTGCCGTAAATGTCTCGTACGGGATAGGTGATCCGACGGTTAATTTTGTCCACCCCAACTTGTAGGTGTTTGAGCCATGCTGCATCGAACCCAGACTCTACCAGAGCGGTCGGACACCAGTCGTATGCAGCAATCAGAGCTTCGCTAAGAATGTGCTTTGCTCTGAAGGGGTTATCGGTGAAATACTGGGCAGCTCTGCTCTCTCTTCGGTTCGCAACGGCATCCTTGATGGCTTGCTTGATAGGCCCTAACTCTACCTCGATCGTATCCTGGGGTACCCCCAACATAGCTAACATAGATGGGATAGTTCCAGCTACATGACAGGTGAAACAGTGAAATAACCCCAGCTCTACATTCACGGAGAATGGGGTGCCATCTTTAACAGTATGGAACGGGCACTTTACAGAGATATTGCCCTGTCCAGCTCTACGGATTTTGGGGTCTACATATCTGGTGACGATATCAATGATGACGTCACGCACATCTCATCCTCTCAGTCTTCCAGCTGGTATTGTAGGTATTGGTCTAGTTTCGACCTTTGGCTTCTCCTCTTCTTCGTCTTCCCTATCGGGGTCAGTTACGAAGGTGCTCTTTAGCTGAAAGTTCACTGCTGGGATACCATGAATCAGAAGCGCATCCAGATCGGTTTCTCGGCTTCCTGGAAAAGCCATAACTAACTCTGGTTCCTTAGTTGATTTATCTATACGCTTACCTACCCTAATCGAAAAATCTGTATCTTGTCCTAGCGCATCCGAGTAAGCGATTTCTGACACGTCAGCATTCCTGACATCTTTATCGGCTCCTCTGTTTGCTTGTGCAGTAGCAAGAATGGGGATCTTGAATTCCCTAGCAGTCTTCTTCGTATCTTGAGAGATATGGGCGATTGCCTTCCAATCGACTGTTTTCTTACCTCCACGATCATCATTCATCAGGTAAAGGCCGTCTATTAGAATAAGGTCTGGCTGGAAGTCCCTAATTTTGGACTGAAGGAAACTTATTCCGTTCACTCCATCACCTTCAGTTATTAACAAGGCTGGATTGCGCCTTGGCTGATTTGCATCTAACATCTTCGCTTCTTCTTTAAGGCACTGAAGCCCATAGAAGAAACGATCTCTATCAGCTGGCTGAAGCTTTCCCCCGAGAAGTAGCTTATAGTTGACAACTGCCCTAATAGCCGCGATACGACGAACTATCTGGACAACGCTCATCTTAAAGCTATAAATAAGCACTCGAGCATTAGCGTACATGTTAAGAACAGCTACAACATAGAGAGCTAGCCAAGTTTTCATACTCTTAGGACGGCCAAAAATGAGTATGAACTCTCCTGGGTGCATGCCTTGCGTGGCATCATTAAGAGGCATCCATGGCCATGGTAGTCCGGTTATTCCGTGCCCCGAAGCTACTGTGTTGTAGTTGTCCAATAGGATATCGTAAGCATCAGACAAAAGAAGCTCGTTAGATGTCTCATGATGAGAAGACATCTCTGCGGCAGCTTCCCGAAGAGCTTCTGCAGCTTTTCTTGGATTGTGCTCCGCTAACTTTAGTATCTTTTCACCCCAGTCTAGAGCCTCGATTCGCATCTTAGCGAGCCGGACTTGGTCTAGTAACGTATCTAAGCTGTCGTTACTTGGGGTGTACTGGAAACCGGGAAAAATTTGAGATATTAGTTGGAAGCTAGGAACAGACCCGAAAGTCGGCTTGGCATGGAAATGAGTCTTAAGGTACAAGAATATCTGCCGACACTCAGGAGAGAAGAAAAAATCTTCAGTTATTTTTCGCTTCTCGACAGTATGGAAATCTTGACGTTCTACTATTTTTGATACAGCTTGGTACTCCAGGCTAGCAGCCACGGTGCGACCTCCAATAAATGTTTAGCCCCGCTGGAACACGGGGGTGGAACCCTCCTTGGTTACGACAAGGCGGCTCCCAGATCAAGAGGTCTTGCTACTTTGATCCACCTAGAACGGGAACCGGTGGAAACTTCAGGCCCGAACTCTTTGAATCCGGAACGGTCTCAACTTCTCCTACATCTCCGAATAGGTCCTGAACAGCGTCATCTTCTATGGCGTCTATGAATCGTTCGAAGGCTTGGACAGCTTCGGCGCTCCACTGAACTTTAGTGTACTGACCTGCGTTTACGTTATCCCCCTGTGAAGGATCACGGAGGAGCACAAACTTAGCGGCCACAGTAGTAGCTCCGGGGGAGAGGAGGTTGATTGTAACCTCCCCTACCCTGAGACCGACGATTCGGCTCGGTTTGCGGCTTAGCTTCACTGAATTAACCCGTGTTGCCTTAGCATATTCTTGTGGATATCGTATTGCTCCAATAAATGCTTTCTAGCAATAGCGCCAGCTACACTTGCGGCATATCCAACCATGGCATCGTCTTGATCACAGGTAAGTTTCACAGAAACAAAAACCCCACCACCCTGGCCCCAGTCTTTGGCAGCCATGTCTAGGCCGACAACTACTTCCGACTTACCGTTTCCAACTATTTTTTCTAGTTGGTATTGCTGAATATCGGCCAATGGAACCTCTCCTTCATATATTTGATTAAGATCTGGGACACTAGGTGCCTTGATAGTAACAACCAGCCGAGTCGTCGGTAGTTTCACTGCTTCTTCTTGAGAGCAGCGCCAAATGGCGGAACGATCTTAGGACCGGTGATAGAAGTTGTCATGTCCTTAGCATCCTTAGCAGCTGCAAAGGTCTTCTCTAGGCTGTTCTTACGAAGAAACTCCGTCGCGTTCTCGCGATCGATCTCGGTCTTAATAAGTATTGCACCAGAGTCAAGAGCTGCCTGGTAAACTCCCGCTCGCTCGGCTAGTGCTACGAAGGTTTGAGGGATGTACCACTCCGTTCGCTTCTTCTGGGCATGGAAAGGTCCGAAGGTGATGGAGTCAACCTTATCCCTAGGGGATAGATCAGCATCCCTCCTCATACCCTGCTCAGCATCATCGAGTTCTCGATTTCGCTTCTCACGGAGCGATTCCAGCTCAAGAACCTCCTCGCTATGAGCTGACAAAAATGCATCCATCTTTGCGGAGTATGTCTTATCTGTCTCCAGAAATCCCAAGACCTTGTTCTTGGTATCCTGCGACAGGTGCTCTGCGTTAGCTTGCTTAATAGTAGTCATCGTTTTCTCTTTTCTTGCTTAGGACGATCTTTAGGTTGCTTGATTCCGTAATGCAGCCAGTTGTACTCGTCTACGATATGCATCGCTTTTAGTATGTCGTAGTAGGTCTTGTCCGATAGTCCGCCTTCTTGATTGAAATCGTTTGCACGTAAAAGTGCAGAAGGATGAAGCAACGCCATACATGGGTACGTAACTTTTCTAGCGGGCAAGCCCGATATGCTTCGTGCTGGTATCTCTACATCAAATACCTCCCCCCGGTCGCGGGTAACTTGAGCTGCTTTTCCTAACATCGCTTCTAGTGCGATTCGACCTGCGGCAATTATGATTACTGGATCTACGGTGTAGACGATCTCTAGCAGACGGGTACGACATGCTGCGATTTCGTCCCTTGAAGGATCGCGATTTTCTGGGGGTCTACAAGCAACTACGTTGGTATAGAAGATGGTCTGGAGCAGTAGGTCCCTGGCTTCCCTGGCGTCATAGGGACCATCTACTGACATCTCGATTAGCCTTGGATGAGTAGATACACTTGCTAGGTATTTATCTAGCAACTGCCCAGACTCACCAACAAATGGGGATCCCTCAATATCTTCGTGTTTCCCCGGAGCCTCCCCGATAATCAGGATCTGAGCATCTGGATTACCGTACCCAAAAAC